CAGTAAATGGCAAAAAAGGTTGTTTGTGTGATGATAACACATATAGCAAAGAATGTTGTAATGGTGATTTACAAAACCAAGCTATTGGTTCAACTACAGGAGTAGATAATGTAAGCGTTACAGAAAATAACGGAGTAAGAGTAATAACAAGAGTAAACGGATAACAATTAAATAAATTAAAAATGACACCACAAGAAAAAAACGTATTTGGTAAATTATTTACTAAAACAGAATTAGCATCTCACAAAGTAGATTTAGCAAAATCAATTACTGAAATTGAAAAAGCTTATGAACAAGCTTTAACATTAGAAAAACAATTTAATTTAGCTAAACAAGAAAGAGATAATGCAAATAAAATATTACAAAGAGTAAGTGATGATTTTCAAAAACCATATATAACTGTGGTTATGGATGGTAAAGAAACTTTAAAAGCAATAACTGATTTAGGTTTACAAGGACCTGAAACAAATTACTTAAAAAATGCTATATCACAAATATCAGGTATTAGAACTAAAATTGGTAATCCTTCTGATTGGAAGTAAAATACAACAACAATTAAATAATATTGTTTTTAAATAAATTTAATAAATATGTCAAACGTAATTACAGAAATCAAAAAGTTGCTTGGTATGGAAATCAAACTTGAGCAAATGGCATTAGACAACGGAACCGTAATTGAAGCAGAAATGTTTGAAGCAGGTCAAGCGGTGTTTATTGTAAACGGTGAAGATAGAGTTGCCTTACCTGTAGGTGAGTATATTCTTGATAACGGAATGATTTTAGTAGTTGCAGTTGAGGGGGAAATTGCTGAAATTAAAGAAGCTGCAGCTGAAGAAGTGGAAACACCTGAAGTTGAAGTAGAAGTAGAACAAGCAGCAGAACCAACACCAGCAACCGCTAAAAAAGTAATCGAGTCTACTGTTAGAGAGTCGCATTTTTCAAAAGAAGATGTTGATGCTTTAAAAGCTGAAATCGAAAATCTTAAAACAGAATTAGCAAAACAGGTAGAAGTGATTGAAGAAAAAGTAGAATTATCTGCACAACCTTTAACACACAACCCTGATGCAAAACCAAACGTTGAAAAAGTATTATTCTCACAAAACAGAGTAATGACTACTTTCGACAGAGTAATGAATAAAATAGCAAACTAATAATTAATTAAAAAAAATGGCTACTACAACAAGTATTACAACATCTTATAGCGGAGAATTTTCAAAGAAATATATCTCTGCTGCATTATTATCAGCTTCTACTATTGAGAATGGTGGAATTGAAGTAATGCCAAACGTAAAGTACAAATCAGTTATCCAACGTTTAGCAACTGATGCTATCGTTAAAAATGCTACTTGTGCTTTTGATGCAACTTCTACAGTTACTTTAACTGAAAGAATTATTACTCCTGAGGAATTTCAGGTAAATTTAGAATTATGTAAAAAAGATTTTAGTGCAACTTGGCAATCTATCGAAATGGGAATGTCTGCATTTGAAACTTTACCTAAATCTTTTGCTGATTATTTAATCGGACACGTTGCTGCTAAAGTAGCAGAAAATAATGAAATTTCAATTTGGCGTGGAGTAGATGCTACAGCTGGACAATTCGCAGGATTTGTAACTTTAGCTACTGCTGATGCAACTGTAGTTGATGTAGTTGGTACTACAGTTACTGCTTCTAACGTTATTGCTGAATTAGGTAAAGTGGTTGATGCTATTCCTGCTGCATTATACGGAAAAGAAGATTTATACATTTATGTTTCTCAAAACGTAGCTCGTGCTTACGTTAGAGCTTTAGGTGGTTTTGCTGCTTCTGGTTTAGGTGCTAACGGTACTAACTCACAAGGTACTCAATGGTTTAACAACGGTTCACTTTCTTTTGATGGTGTTAAAATCTTTGTTGCTAACGGTTTAGCTTCTAACTATATGATGGCTGCACAAAAATCTAACTTATACTTCGGTACAGGTTTATTATCAGACCATAATGAAGTTAAATTAATTGATATGGCAGATATCGATGGTTCACAAAATGTAAGAGTTGTTATGAGATTTACTGCTGCTGTTCAATACGGTATCGGTTCTGAAATCGTACTTTACACTCCAGCATAATTAATAACAAATAACTAATTAAAGGTGGTGCAATAAACGCCACCTTTTTTTTTAACTTTTAAAAAATATATACTATGGCTTGTGATTTAAGTTTAGGTAGATTGGAAGTATGTAAAGACTCTGTAGGTGGTTTAAAAAATGTTTACTTCGTTAATTATGGCGATGCAACAGGATACACTTACGATGCTACAAATACGGATGTAATCGATGCGGTTGCAGGTACTCCAAGTGCTTACAAATATGAGTTGAAAGGTGCAAGTACCTTTACTCAAAACGTTAATAGCTCAAGAGAAAACGGTACAACGTTTTTTGAGCAGGTTTTGGAATTAACATTTAAAAAATTAACTCCAAAAGATAATAAAGAATTAAAATTAATGGCTTATGGTAGACCACAAGTTATTATAGAAGATAACAACGGTAATTTCTTTTACGCAGGTTTACAGCACGGTATGGATGTAACAGGTGGTACTATCGTAACAGGTGGTGCAATGGGAGATTTATCAGGTTATACTTTAACTTTAACAGGACAAGAAAAAGTACCTGCTAACTTTATCGGTGATACTTTAACTGCTGCAGGATTTACAGTAGTTGTAGGTTCATAAGAAATCTTTATTTAGTGTTAAAAAGGCGTATTTTAATTAATACGCTTTTTTTTTGCTTTAATACTTACAACCTTTACTTAAATTATCAAATGCCCAAAGTGGTTGAAAATTAGTGTAATGATTTAATTTAATAATATCTTCTTCTGTATTTGCTGATGCTAATGGTATTATGTGGTCTAAATGCCATTTACCGTGATTTTCAAGCGTCATACCATTTGTAAACTTACTTTGTATGTAAACTCTAAATTCTTCTATTTTACAGCCTAATATAGTTTCTGTTTTAGCGTTTTTTTGAAATTGGTTTTTGCCACGTTTAAAAGAACCTTTAACTAAACTTCTCACATTATGAGAAAATTTAAAAATATTATCGTTTTTTTTTCTATTTGCTGCGTATTTTCTATTAGTTTCATTAACTTTTTCTTTATTATTTTTTTTATATAATTTTACTCTATTAAGTATGTTTTTTTTATTTTTTTCATAATTTTTTTTATGATATTGTTTCATATAATTTTGTGTTTTTTCTTTATTTTTTTTTACATATTCTATACTTTTTAATATTATTTTATCTTTGTTTTCTTTATAATATTGTTTTTTTCTTTCTTTAAATTTATCTTTATTATCTTCAAAATATTTTTTTATTTTTTCTTTATTATCTTCAATATATTTTTTTGCACAAATTTTACATATTGATTTATAACCTGTTTTATGATATTTATCTTTTGAAAATTCAATAAATTCTTTCTCTATATTGCATTTTGTACATATTTTCATAATTATTTTGTTTTTGTTTTGACAAATATAATAATTTGTTTTAACAAAAAATAGATTTCTTTGTTTTTAAATAAAAGAATATGATAATCTTAAGAGAGCAAGAAACAGCACAAACATTAAACGCTATTATTTATGGTAGTGATGCTGATGCTATTGTATTGAGAGATGAAGAAACTAATTTAGAAGTAGAGATAAATTGCACGTTTTCAATAGATAGGTATTACGTAGCAACTTCTGCAATATTCCCAATAAAAGAAAATAAATACTATACGCTTACTATTTTAAATGGTACTGATATAGTTTATAGAGATAAAGTATTTTGTACAAATCAAATAATTTCAAATTATACGATTAATAAAGACCAATACGTACAACATACAACAAGTAACGAATATAAAATATTTGAATAATATGTTTCACATTTTAAATTTAAGTGCATATACTTCACCACAAATAAACGAAAGTAAAAAGGGTGAATTTGTAGAGTACGGTGCAGATAATAATTACTTTAATTTTTTAATTGAAAGGTATTTATACAGCACAACTAACAACGCTATTATAACAGGTGTATCTAATATGATTTACGGAAAAGGTATATCAGCATTAGATGCTAATAAAAAACCTGATGAGTACGCTAAAATGATTTCTATTATTAAACCAAATTGTTTAAAGAAAATAGGTTTAGAGCGTAAACTTTTAGGAATGGCTGCTATGCAGGTAGGTTATGAAAAAGGCGATGTTAAATTTGTAGACCATTTTCCTATGCATACTTTACGTGCTGAAAAATGCAACGATAAAGGCGAAATTGAAGCGTGGTATTATCACCCTGATTGGGCAAATAAAAAACCAAGTGAAGAAATAAAAAGAATTCCTGCTTTTGGTTTTGGTGATGGTAAAGAAGTAGAGTTATACATTATTAAACCTTATATTAGTGGTTATCATTATTACACTCCGATTGATTATAGCGGTGCTTTACCTTATGCAAAGTTAGAAGAAGAAATAAGCGATTATTTGATTAATGATGTAATGAATGGTTTTAGTGGTACTAAAGTTATCAATTTTAATAATGGTGTGCCACCAGAAGAAAAAAGAGAAGAAATTGCAAACGAAGTTAAAAGGAAATTAACAGGTGCAAGAGGTGAAAAAGTAATTGTAGGTTTTAACAGTTCGGTAGATAACAAAACTACTGTAGATGATATTCCTTTAAATGATGCACCTGCACACTACGAATATTTAAGTAAAGAATGTTTTGAAAAATTAGTTGTAGGGCATAGAGTTACTTCGCCAATGCTTTTAGGTATTCGTGATGCAGGTGGTGGTTTTAGTAACAATGCTGATGAAATTAAAACAGCTACTTTGTTATATGATAACTTGGTAATTAAACCATACCAATTAGAGATTATCGATGCATTAGATATTATTTTAGCAGTTAATGGAATTAAGTTAAAATTATACTTTAAAACTATTCAACCTTTAGAGTTTACAGATTTAGAAAACGCTCAAACACAAGACCAAGTAGCAGAAGAAACAGGGACACAATTATCTGCACATACTTGTTGTTTAAGCGAAGATAATTCAGATAATGAAGTAGCAGATACTTTAATTCAATTAGGAGAAACACCTAACGATAAATGGCTTTTAATTGATGAAAGCGAAGTAGATTATGATAATGATGATGCAGAAAACGAATTATTATCTAAAGAGCCTAAACAAAGTTTATTAAGCAAAGCGTATAATTTTGTAAGTACAGGAACTGCAAGAGGTAACGCAAGAAGTGAGCAAGATGAAAATATAGATGGTGTAAGATTTATTACACGCTATGTATATGCAGGAGAAACTTCTACAAAAAGTAGAAAGTTTTGTCAGAAAATGATTGATGCAGGTAAAATATATCGTAAAGAAGATATTGTTGCTATGTCAAGTAAAATAGTAAACGAGGTTAGAATAAATAACGAGGGAGAGCAAAAAGGATTGGGTGCTAATGGTTCGCCTTTTGTAGATGTGTGGTTATATAAAGGCGGTGGTGCTTGTCACCATAGATGGAATAAACAAGTTTATGCAAGTTTTGAGGGTGTAAATATAGATGTTAATTCACCAAAAGCAAAACAAATAGCAGGTGCTAAAGCAGAGAAATACGGTTACGTTATTAAAAACCCAAATTTAGTAGCACAAAGACCAATAGATATGCCTAACAAGGGATTTTTACCTAAAACAAATTAAGATATGGCTTACGCATTATTAATAAGTACAGAAGATGTAAAGAAATTTACAATTACAAATGGCAATTTAGATGCTGATGATTTTATCGAGTATATTAAAATTAGCCAAGATATTACTATTCAAAACTATTTAGGTTCTAAACTTTACAAAAAGTTACAGGATTTAATTTTAAACGATGATATTAACGAAGCTGAGTTTGTAGATTATAAAAATCTTTTAACGGTTTACGTTAAACCTATGCTTATCCATTGGGCAATGGTTTATTATTTACCATTTGCTGCATACACATTAAGTAACAAAGGTTTGTTTAAACATAATTCTGAAAACGCTACAAATGTAGACAAAGCAGAAGTTGATTTTTTAGTTGAAAAAGAAAGGGATATAGCAGAAAGTTATACACAGCGTTTTATTGATTTTATGTGTTATAATACTAATACATACCCTGAATATAATAACAACAATAACGAGGATGTAAACCCTGATACTAATAATTTTTATGGTGGCTGGTACTTATAATAACGTAAAAATTAAAAACTTTAAAAAGCTAAATTTATATTTAGCTAAAGTTGAACAATTAAAAAAAGTAGAAACTTTAAAAAATAATAATGGTAAATAATATTGATTGGGGACAAGGTGCTAATAATAATGATATAAGTTAGGGACAAAGTGCAAGTAATTCTATAAATTTTGCTTCAATTTATGCTAATAGTTATTCTCCAGAAACTGAAATTTTTGCTAATGAAATAAAAGATGTTTTAAGTTTAATTAGTAGAATGAGTAAAGATAGTGGTACTGTATTTGAAGCAAAACAATGTTTAATTAATTTAATAGAAAATATATAATGAGTTTATTTGAAAGTGCAAGTTTGGTAGTAACTCCAAATGGTGCAAAAGCGAGTAAGTTATACGCTATAAAACCTACAAGCGGTGCAGGTGATTTAAGCGTTACAAGAGCTACAACAGCAACAAGAGTTAATAGTGCAGGTTTAATTGAAAGCGTAGCAAGTAATGTACCACGTTTAGATTATACAAACGGAAGTTGTCCGAGTATATTAGTAGAGCCACAGAGAACGAATTTAGCTTTAAGAAGTGATGATTTTGGTAATGGTTATTGGGGTAAGTTTAATACTACAATTACTGCAAATAATACAACTGCTCCTGATGGTACTACAACAGCTGATAAATTTGTAGAAACTGCGGCTAATAATTTTCACTCAATGGACTCTACTTTTACAAGTGGTACAGGCATTTATAGTACTTCTGTTTATGCAAAAGTTGGCGAAAGAAGATATTTAAGATTAAATATTACAGAAATAACTCCAGCTGTTGACCATACTGCATTATTTGATTTACAAACAGGGACTTTATTAAGCAGTGGAACAGGTGTTACAGCTAAAATAATTTCTGTAGGTAATGGTTGGTATAGAATAAGCGTTACAAGTCCTGCTTTAGTTGGTGGTCAGGTTAGAATGGCTTTATTGATGCAAACTACTACGTCATCAACACCTCAATCTTATACAGGTGATGGAACAAGTGGTATCTACCTTTGGGGTGCTCAATTAGAAGCAGGTTCTTACGCTACTTCATATATTCCTACAACTTCAGCAAGTGTAACACGAAACGCAGATGTAATTAGTAAAACGGGGATAAGTAGTTTGATAGGACAAACAAGCGGTACTGTATTTATTGATATAGATATAGATTCGTCTTTTGCTCAAGCAGATACGCGTTTCATTAATGTAACAGATGGAACATCAGCAAATTGGTACTTTATAGGAACAAATAATCCAAATGAGTTTAGATTTTATTTTAGGTCAAGTAGTACCGTTTATGTAACAAATGTAACTACATTTACAAGTGGAAGACATAAACTTGCTTTTGCATATAAAAACAATGATTATGTTGCATATATTGATGGAGTTCAAGTAAATAACACGACAACACTTGTAGTTGGTAGCACTTCTAAAATTGAATTAGGAAATTCTTTTGGTTCTGATATAGGAAAAGAATATATCAACACTTCAGCACTTTGGAAAACACGATTAACTAACACACAACTTGCACAATTGACAACGATATGATAGCAAAACTAATATACACCGACCACGATACAGCCATTACTGATTTATTAGCTAAGAAAGTTTATGTAGAAGTAGAAAACCTTAACAAAGAAATTACTTTACAATACGGGCAAGGTATACAAGCAATAGTAGAAATAGGTTTAATCGTTTTAGAGAATGGTATTTATGATGAGGAATTTAATATAATTAAAGAGCCTGTTTACTCAGATGGTTACCATTATG